GAGCGGCACAGGGGCGCCGGCGGTGCGGTACTCCTCGAGCGATTCGGCGAACGCGCCGGGGATCACCATGTCGCCGTAGCTGTCCACGTTCCCGAAGACGGAGGCGTACGCGGTGAAGGTGCCTTCGGTTCCCTCGTCGATTGCCTTCACGTCGACGTCGATGGTCTTGGTCTTCACGGGGTCTCCTCCGAGAGTCGCTGTTCGGTGAGTCGGTTCTGCTGCCGGGCGAGGGGCGCTGCAGCGGCGGCGGTGACGCCCGCCTTAATGAGGTCGTCCGTGAGCTCGCGGTCCCACCGCTCGGCGTCCCACCAGCCCACGACGCCCGCGAGCTTCTGCGATCGGACGGCTTGCTCCTGACGCGGCAGGAACTTCACGAGCACGTCCTGCAGCGCCTTGCCGTCCTGCGGGGACGCCTGCCCGCCGATGAGGACGTTCAGGGGCGTGATGAGCTCGTCGCCGCCGTCGATGCGCGGCATGTTGCGCAGGGCTCGGACCTCGTTGCGGGTCATCCAGGGTGCGCCGGCCGACGTGGAAAGGATGTCGGCCTGCTCCTCGAAGGAGCCGCGCAGCTTGGCCTCGACGTTCGCCTCGACGTAGCTGTTCTCGTCGCTGCCGAGGAGGGGCACGAGGGCCGTGTTGATGGCCTGCTCCCAGGCGACGATGTACGGGCCCAGGGCGGGGCCGTAGAGCATCTCGCGGAACGCCTTTACGTTCGAGAAGGTGCCCTCGCGGGCTCCGACGAGCTCGGGGGCGATGTGGAACGCGCTGGCCACCTCGACGTCGGTGAGCTTGCGGCCCTCGAGGTCGCCGGTGTCCTTCGGGCGGAAGGCGTGCGACTCGACGTACTTCATGCCGTCTTCGAGGATCGGTGTGCCGCCCGCCTTGCCACCGTCGCGCGTGAAGGACTTCCACGACTCGGTGAAGCGGCCACGGCCGCCCTCGCTCCATGAGGCATTTGCGGGCCGCTCGATGATGCCGGGCACTCGGGCACCGTTGCGCCAGATGGAGCGGCGGTACTCGACGGCTTCGCGAGACTCGTCGAGGACGTCTCGGAGGGTGATGAGCGGGGAGGTGCCGCCGACGCCGCGCTCGGCGTAGCCGACGTCGATGAGGAAGTAGGCGGGGTCCTGCTCGGTCTTCCGGCCGTCGCGGCTGGTGATGACGACCTTCTCGATGCGGTCAAGTCCGTCGTTCTTGAACGAGACCATGCGGGCGGGGATGCGGACGAGTTCGTAGCCGTCCTCGTGCTCGACGATGCGGGCGCAGCTCTTGTCGTTGAGGAGCGAGTCGATGAGCATCGACTCCCAGAAGCGCATGGGCGTCAGGCCCGGTGCGCGCGACGGGCGGCGGAGGAGGGCGGCGAGGGTGCCGTCTCGCACCTTCGTGCGGTCCTGGTCGTCTCGGCGGACGTACTCGTTCAGCGGCACGGAGGCGACGTTGCGGGCGATGAAGCTCACGGTCTTGCGGACGGAGGGCTGGTTCTTCCACGTCGGCCCGTACCCCTGGGAGTCCCACTCGGTGAGGGGGACGCCGGGGTCGACGACCTCGATGCCCGCGGTCTGCAGGTGGGCGCCGAGGGCACCGAGGGACTGGAAAACGCTCATGGCACCACCTGCACGTAGCTGATCTGGATCACGGGCACGAGCACCGCACCGTCGATGGGGACCGGTGTCGGACCGTCGACCGCTTGGGCCTTCGCGAGGGTCACGGTGTGCCGGGTGGCGGACTCGAGCGTGCCGGCGATGGCGGTCGCCGGGGTGACTAGGACAACCTCGCGGCCGGTGAGGACTTTCAGCTCGCGCACGGTGCTCCGTTCGGGTCAGACCACGAGCAGGTCGTCGTCCTCGTAGGCGGAGACGAACGGCTCGGGCGGTGTGTGGTTCTCGAGGCCGTACGCCGCGTTGCACAGGGCGACGAGGGGGGCGATGTCAACGACGGATGCGGATCGGTCCCAGACGCGGACTTCGTTGAGCTTCCTGGTCACTCCGCCGGCGACGGCGAGGTTCAGGGGCGGCTGAGCGAGGTGCCGGATGCGTCGGTCGCGGATGTGGTCCTGCATCTGTCCGGCCGAGGAGCCGAGTGCGGTGCCGGCGATCTCGACGACCGTGAATCCTGCTTCGCGGAGGGGTTCGGCGAAGTCGGCTGCGGGTGCGCCGCGGGTCTGCATGGCGACCTCGGTGATGCCGTGCTTCTCGCGCAGCTTCTCGCAGGTCTTCTGCACCCAGAGCATGCCGGGCTTGCGGAGGATGAGCTCGCCGTGGATCAGGCCGTCGGCGCGGTGGGCGGCGATGGAGAGGTAGGTCATCTTGCGGTCGGCGGAGACGTCGATCCCGAGGACGATGCGGCTGTCGGCAGCGGGGGCCGAGTCGGGGTCGGAAAGTGCTTCCCAGCCGGGGCCGTCGAGGTAGGTATCGACGCGGGCGGTGACCCACTGGCACAGGACCTCGGTACGGGTCATGGTCTCCGGGTCGGAGGCCATGTCGGAGAGGATCGTCTCGAGAAAGCCGGGCTTGTACCCGATGGAAGGGTTCGCTTGCAGGATCCCGTCGAGGTTGTCGATGGGCAGCCCCTCGACGGCCGACCACTCGAAGATGCCCGTGAGCATGTCGTGGTCGTTGGCGAACTCCTCGAGGGTCTGGACGCCCGTCTCGACGTAGGCGTCCCAGTCGCTGACGACCTTCAGGGCGGCATCCCGGAGGGCGGCGAGAACGACGGATCGCTTGTCGCCGGCGGAGGAGAAGCCCCAGAGCTGCGAGTTGTAGATGGCGTTCTTCGTCTTCGAGACGGCGCCCCACTGATCCCAGGTCTGCTGCTCGCGCATCTCGTCCATGGCGACTCGTGCTGCGCGCTTGCCGCGGCCGTCGGCACGGGCCTCGTAGCGCGCTCCCGACTTGAGCCGCAGCGCCTTCTTCCCGTTTGTCTTGACCGGCTTGCGGGTCTCGGCCTGCAGCCACGGGATGGCGCGGCCGGCGAGGTCCTCGTCGTCGGGCTCGGGATCGCAGTACGCGATTGCGTCGTCCCAGACGGTCTCGGCGATGTCGAGGTTCTGGGCGATGCCGAGCACGAGGAACTCGTGCGCGGCGACGTGCTCGGGGAAGGCGTCCGAGTCGACGAACAGCCACCAGAGCGCGAGCACGGTGAGCAGTGTCGTCTTCCCGTTCTGCCGTCCGACGAGGACGAAGATCTTCCGGAACCGGTAGGTGCCGTCTTCGTTCAGCTCGAGCGCGTGGACGAGTAGCCACTTCTGCCAGGGGAAGAGCTTGACGCCGAGGACGACGAGGGCGAACTCGATGACGGCGAATCCGTGCGTGGTCTCGGGGGTCAGCGGGCGGAGGGGCTTGGTCCAGAGGCGGGGGGTCTCGGTGCCCCGGTGGCTACGCCGTTCGGCCCGCCGCTCGGCGTACGCGTTCAAGGGGGTTCTCCTCCACGATCTGCAGCTTCGCCGGCGATGCCGCCGGTGCCGCTTGCGGCGCAGGTTCGGCGAGTTTCGCCCGCGGTCTGCGCGATGTCGCGCGCTGCAGATCCTTGGTTGCTGACAGGTACGCGCGCATCAGGTTCAGCGGCGGCCCGTCTGGTCCGGCCGAGTCCATCCGACGGGCCAGATCCCGCAGCAGTTCAGCGATCGGACCGTCGAGGCCCTTTTCGTCGAGGCCGGCCGACTTGATCGCCCGGTTCACGGCGAGCAGGTGCTTGCGACCGGCCATCGGGCACCTCCTGGTGGTGGAAAACGGGCTACAGGTCGGGGGGGGAGGCCTTCGGCAGGCGGGGAGTAGGCCGCTCAGATGGTCTGGCAAGGCATCGAGGCCCCCTCCCCCCAGCAAGCCCGTGGTTTAGGTTCAGCGCATGGTTTCGACTCCCAATCAGGCGATTCAGGCGGCATTGCAACACCTGGCTACGGCTCGGCTAGGGCTCGAGGACTACCTCGGCTCTGATGCGCGGCGGCGGGTGAGTGGTCTGCATTCGTCCATCGTGTTCGGCCGAGCGGTGACGAATGCGTTGCAGAACATGCGGGGCAAGGTCGAGGGATTCGACGAGTGGTACGGGCCTAAGCAGGTGGAGATGGGTGCTGACCCAGGATTCCGTGCGCTCTACAAACTTCGAAGCGACATCTTGAAGCAGGTCGAAGATCCACTCACACATGCGGTCCAAGCGCGGATGATGGATACCTCGATCTTCGATACGACGCCTCAGCCTGAAGGGACGTTGTTCGGTGCGATAGACACGATGGGTGGTCCTTCGTTCATCGTTGAGCGTCCTGATGGCAGCCGCTACCAGCACTACATTGAAATTCCTGCATCGTGGGGCTGGCGATCTTTCCTATCCGTTCGCGTGGGCGACGAGGAGGTAGACCTAGGCCCGCTGGTGCAGCGACACCTGGACTACATGAGGGCCCTCATTGACGAGGCGCAGCAGTTGTTCACGACGCCGCCTGATGACAGCGAGCTTCCGGACTGGATGAAGTCCAGTCGCTGATTTGCCCAGCTTGCGTCGCAAGCGTTACAGCCATCGTCGCGATGTCGTCCCGATGCTTGGCCTCGGGGCGTCGTTGCTGCGCTCCCGGTTGCAGTCGGCGTGCGACGCGCGGAAGTTGGCGGGGTCGTCGTAGTGCTGCGGGTGGGTGGAGGCGGGGTAGTAGTGGTCGAGCTCGAAGCGCTCACCGTTGTCGTAGTCGTCGTGCGCTGCGTCGTAGTCGATGCTCGTACCGCAGAGCCAGCACGGCGCGTCGTCGGCTGCACACTCGGCGCGGAAGGTCGCCTTGGCGTCACGCATGCGCCGGGTTGATGGATGGTGCTGTGACACGGGCCCTCCAACGCGCTGGGTTCGAGCGGGCCCGCAGGTGCGCACAGGGTGCGCCCGCCTCGGCGACGGCGTCATGGGCGGTCTTCGGCTGAGAAACGATGCCGTGAACGTGCCCGCTCGAAGGGGGGGCCGACGCACGTCGCATCACCGCAGTTCCGTGGTGTGCTGTGCCCGCGTCCGCCACGCCGACCGTCGGGTCGGGCTAGGCGGGAGAGTGCAGCCGATGAGGGTGTGTGTCGGCGTGCGGTGCGTCGGTCGTGTGGGGGGCCGGGTCGCTCAGCCTCATGCGCTCTTGCGCCCGGCCTGATCCGTGCTGCGTCGTCCGGAGGATCAGTACCGGAAGGAGGCCCAGCGCGACGCTGCGGCCCTGAAACGACGAAACCGCCTTCGACGTGGTCGAGGCGGCTTATCTGGCGCT